CTATTTAATCGCTGGTTTATATTCCAAAGTTATATCTGAGTTGGCTGGGTCTGGTGTGAAGTGCATTTCTTGGCTGACATCACCTTCAATTGAAGGGAAGGTAGATAGCCATGAGACATACTTATCAACATTTCTTCCAGCCACGGTAACCGTGTTATCAGTGGAATCTATAATAATTTCTTCCCCTGCATGAGCAATCACATGAGGAATATCATCGGGGTCATCGCTACCGTCAGAAGTGTATATTTTGAGGTCCGTCAGCGTTTCAAAGTCAGAATAATATCCAACCTTGGGACTGACTAAGTCTTCTTTAATATCATGCTTCATGAAGGTGGCCGCTACATTAGCCAATGCAAAGCCAAACTTGCCCGACTTATCTAACTTCTCAGTGTGAATGTGAACTTTCCCCTCAGTGTTAATCGAGTATGCTACCCCAGTTTTAGGATTAAACTCATTAATCTCGGCCACCCAGTTGTCATAGACTTTTCCGCCAATGGTCTTCTTTTGCCGTTCCAACGAAAACTCGCCAAAGAAGTTAGAATAAGCATCAGAGTTCATGTACGTTGTTTCCATGACATAGGTCTTAATGGTTTTGGATTTAGTCTTAACCGTTGGCTTGGAAACCTTGGTAGATTTACTCTTTCCACCGGACTTCTTCTTAGTCACTTTCTTGGTTGTCTTCTTCTTTTTCTTAGAAGTTGTTTTCTTCTTAGCTGCGGCTTTGAAGGCTTCCCGCTGAATGGTGGCTTGATACATTCTGGCTGACTTAGCTTTGGCTTTAGCCTTGGAAGTAGTCTTAACCTTAACGGTCTTGGTTAAATGGACCTTTACATCATGATTATTCTGACCATTATTCTTACGGCCACCCTCGTTGTACAAAAGGGTGAGGTAATTGCCCTTGTCTTTGGTGGCATTAAAGGAACTCCCCAATTGAATATAACCACGGGGATAACGTCCTTCTGCATAATCAGTAATGCCCATTCGTCCACATACATTGCCATTAGAATCCAGCAGATAACCTTCAACCTTACCCATGGCCCGTTCATTTTTCATCCGCTTGATGTGGTGGAACCGCATGGACACTTTCCAATAATTGCTAATCTTGGGAATACCTTGGTGGATAATAACGGGGCCGTAAAAGTCCTTGTGCTTGCCAGTAGTCCCCCAGTTGTAATGGCCTTTACTATCCTTGGCTACCATTAAAGCTGTTGCTGTAGCAGTTGCTTTACCATCGTTCTCCCCACGATATACCTTAATTTCTTGGGTATCAGTCCCGGCTTGAAACCATGTGCTCATCGAGTTACAAGGATCGTGTACTTGCAATTCTTGGTGAGGAGTTAAGCTAGTAACATTCCCGTCAGCATCCGTTGTGGTACTACCATCGTCAACATGATAACCAACGGCTACATATTGATCTCCTAAGGTGTAACCGAAGTAATAAAGGTCAGTCTTGGGAATGATATGGATAACTGGTTGAACAGCGGTATTACCGGCTGGAGAAATAATCTGTTCATTACTGGAAATCTTAATATCACGTTGAGGTAGAAACCCCCGTGGGTCAGCCAGCATGAAGGTAAGCGTTGTGGTACAGTCCTGAACCCCATCGCTGATAAATGTTGGGGTAGGAATGGCGGTAAAGTGACCGTAATAAACCACATCTGGCTGGTCATTGAACCGTAATGGATACTGAGTATCGGCGTCATCATGGGTATTAATAAGGGCTTTCGATAGATTGTTCAGTATCCGGTTGTAATCGTCTCGGTCAGTGGGATACATGGTAATCGGAATATCTATCTGTTTTTCCCCGTATGAATTGCCTAAAAAAACGCCCCCGAATCTACCAGGGACGTCTTGAAATGATTCAGTAATCGTTGGGGCAATTGGTTTTGAAACGTGGTTGACCAACACTTCCAAATCCTTGTCGGAATTGAAGCCACCAGTACCGTTCTCATTAAAGGCATAGTCAAAGGTATTAACATCATTGAATGCCATTTACATATCCCCTTCCTAGATTTTCACTTAAACTCTTTTTCGTTTTTACTTGGTTATAGCCACTGTAAATATCGTTAGCAGATACTACAGCGGGTACAGGATTCTGTTGACCGGATATTAATTCAGCCATCAATCCGATAATCTCTTTTCCTTGCTTAATCAATTCTGATAAATCGGTTGATTGAGCGGATTGGGTAGTGGATTGTTGTGGCTTATCCGTCTTAGCAAATTCCTTCATAGTGGTGTCCATAATCTGGTAAGCTCTGGCACGCTTGGTAATATCCCAAGGCACGATTGACTCCGTCTTATTGCCTTCTGAGATATGTGCCAGCTTAGCGAATCGGCTAATACCACCGTTGGCATATCTACGGTGACCACTAGGCCCCCAACCACCGGTATGAACATCACTCCGCCAATTACTATCATTAAACATTGCTAGTAACTGATCGTAAGCTGAGAGAATATTCTTGTGACCCTTAACAGCATAAGAACTGAAAGTGCTTGGAACAAATTGAAGTAATCCTTGGGCTGGGTGTCCACTAGCTGAATTAATATCATGAACCTTTTGAAGAACTTTGGCATTACCACCAGATTCATGCATAATGACACTTTTAATTGTAGCTAATTCTCCAGCACTGAGGTTAACATGCATAGCTTTAGCGGCCTTTTCTATCATGGAAGCACCACCATAACTAGCACCACCTGAACCTCCAATAGAACTAAACATGTTGGCTAACTTATCCATAAACTTGAAAAATCCTGAACCAACTTGGGATTTAATCCCTTTGATGTTGCCGGATTGCTTACTAGACTTAGGAGAACCATCAGATTTACCGTGCATTTTAGTTACGTCATACCAGCCTTTGGTTGAGGAACCTCCGTGATTCCATAGAGAGCCATGAGATACCCCAATATGGACGTGTGAGCCACTACCAGCACCGTTTAAACGGCCAAGGGTAGCAATCTTTTGTCCAGTCTTGATGACATCTCCCGTACTGGTTTTAATGTTGTTCATTCCACCAAATTCTTGATAGATTTCTTGCCATCCGTCATTGGAAGCAACCGTAATAACATCACCCAATTGACTGTAAGGCCAGCCGTACAATGGGCGTCCAACGTGAGTAACCGTCCCACCATGAACCGCTCTAATAGCTGAACCAAGAGGACCTGAGAAGTCAACACCATCATGAGTACCAAAACTACGAGAAGCCCCAAAACCATTGGTCTCAGATAATCCCGGATTATGCCGCCAGTTACCACCAGCAGAACCTCCATCTAAATCAACCATTGACCAAAGAGAACTCCACCAATTACCAGCTTGTTTCTTAACGTTATTGAACATGCCTTTAGTAAGATCAGCAACAACGCCAGCACCGGCCTTGGTATAGTTAAACATTGAGTCCAAACTCTTAATCGGGTGGGCAATAATCTTTTCAGCGGTGGTGAAGAACTTCTTCAATCCTGCTGTTTTCTTGACTAACCATCCAGATACATCACCAATTCCTGATCCGATACCACTCATGAGACTTCCGAACCAGTTATTACTACCTTTGGCAAAATGGCTAACCCCTTGCATACCCATGAATAGCTTGGATTCTGACGCATTCATCACTTCGGCACCAGGTTCAAGAAAACGCATAACGTTACGCCCGTGGATTAGTTCACCCATACCGTTAGGGTGAACCAGAATCTCCTTGTTACCAGTTTCCGGAGAATCGTTGCCATCATTTAGCACCGCCATGGTAGGCTTAGTGATTGCCTTTCGTTGATCACTAAATAACCCGGTACCAGTGGCTAAATGAACCTTAGAAATGGTTCCAATGGCTTTCTTCTTGCCACCAAAGGCATGAATAACCGAATCAATACCGCCAATACCAGTATTTAAAATACTAATAACATCGTTAATGCCACTTTGGGCAATGGATTTAATAGTCTTCCAAATACCCTTAAAAGTATCGCTAATGCTATTCCAAATACCATTCCAGACTTTCTTAATGCTACCCAAAACGTTGGTAATGGTGTTTAATAGCTTGTTAATCCACTTAGATACAGTCTTGTAAGCAGAAATAACCGGATTTACCGTGTACTTTTTGATAAGTAGCCAAGTGTCATGCGTTAAGTCTTTCAAGGTGTCCCAAGTGGTTGAAACGCCTTTAACAAGGTTCTTAATAATGTATTTTTTAACAATCTTCCAGATGTACTCAACAGGCTTAACGATATACTTTTTAATTAACAACCAAGCATCGTGAGTTAATGACTTAATAGTCTTCCAAGCATTAGAAATAGCTTTTACAGTTGCTTTAACAATGTACTTTGCAACCGCTTTGTACACCTTAGTTACTGGACTAAGAACATACTTATAAACCAAGTTCCAAGCTTTCTTGGTCGTCGAGGTAATCCCTTTCCAGGCATTCGATACCACCTTAGCAACTGCTTTGAAACCTTTAGATACACCAGATTTAATTGCATTAACAACTGACATTACAGGCTTCTTAATCTTTTGCCAAGTCTTGATGGCAATACCTACTTCTAATGCAAGCGGAGCAATCAGGATTATCTCAAGTACCTTACCAAAGCCCTTAAATATATCTTTAACACCATTGATAAATGACTTGAATACATCGGAGACAGGCTTGAAAGCCTTCTTAGCTGAGCCGATCATCTTGCCAATCGCATGACTAATCGCTTGTTCCCAACCAAGTTTTCCCGTAAAGAACTCGCCAATTCCCTTCATGACATTTTTAACCGTCTTGCCAAAAGAAGATAAAGCTTTCTCAGCCGACTTAAAAGTTCCCTTGGCCCATTTGCCAATTTCAGAAGCAACGCCATTAACGGCATCTCTAAATGGTTTAATATGCTTATACGCTTCGTAAAATCCCGCAGCCAAAGCCCCAATAGCAATAACCGCAATACCAATTGGATTAGCATCCAAGGCTACATTGAACAACCATTGAGCGGCTGTAACAAGCTTTTGAACGACAACTAAATTTTTGATTACTCCGATAGCCTCAGTGGTTGCGGCAATGAATCGAGCAATCTTCGAAACAGCTAAAACACTACCTAAGGCTATGCCAAAGGTTGCAATAGTTTTCGTATGCTTTGATGTAAACTCGATAATCTTAAGAAATCCACTGGCAAGCTTAGCTACGCCACCAATTAACCAAGTGAGACCCTTCTGAGTATCCTTGTTGTTGAAAGTCTTAGTCATATCTTGGGCTGACCGGGTAATGACAGGCAATAGCTTAGAACCCATCATAATCTCTAATTGTTGACCCGCCATCTTGAATCGCTCTACGTTCATCTTAGCGTTATTTGAGTTCTTATTGGCCAGTTTTTGAACGTATTCGCCTTTTTTCCCCGCATCGGTAACTTCATCGGTTAATTTTTTCAATGAACTATCATATTTAGTTAACACTTGTGCCGCTTGCATGCCTTGTAGCCCAAAAATATTTTTAAATATTCTGGCAGTATCTGCTCCTCCGAGCTTCTTAGTATGTTCCTGAATAATCTTGAAAATAGCAGGTAAGGATTTAAAATTACCTTTGGCATCCTCAAACACTTTGGTAGACTTAATGCCAATCTCCTCTAACGCATTAGAGGCAGCTTTCGTCGGAGCTGCTAGTCTTGCTATGGCTTGCTTTAAACCCGTCCCAGCTTTATCGGCTTCCATACCATGGTTTGACAACTCACCCAAGGCAGCAGAAGTCTGCTCAATTGAAAATCCGGCGTTTTTAGCAGTGTCCCCAACGTATTCCATACCTTTACCTAAGCTATGAAAGTCAGTAGCGGTAACGTCTGAAGCATACGCCAGATCGTTAACAACCCGTTTAGTATTCTTCATCATCTTAGCCGTGTTATTGGTCTTCATACCAAAGGCTTCAATGGCCTGTGAAGAAACCTTAATGACATCTTTGAAATCGTCTCCCGAAGCCACAGAAGCTTGTAATTCTGACCGCATGACCGCAATAGCTTCAGCACCGGTATGCCCACGCTTGATTAAGTCTTGATATTGCTCGGCAATCTCTTGTTGAGCTACCCCATATTTAACAGAATACTTGGCACCATCTTGCTGCATTTTAGAAACTTGAGAGATAGCCTGACGTGCTTTCTCACCAGAAGTAACTAACAAATTTTGATTGACCTGGTACACCTTGTTTAAATTTGTGGCCTTTTTGGCACCAGCAATCGTTGCAACACCTAGGCTAGTTAACCCAGCTGCGGCCGTAATTGCGGCGCCTTTAAATGCTTGACCAATATTCGCAATCCTGTGTCTAGCTTTGGCCGCCCCATCTGACATCTTAGCCATACTACTACTCATGGTGCCATACTTACCGGCTAATTGGCCGATCTCAGTTTTCTGTTTAGCCATTGAGGCAGTTGTTTGATTAACCCGAACAAGTTGCTTATTGTAGGCTTCGCTGGCCCCACCAGAACTAGTCTTAAGCTTGGCTAACTCAGTTTGCTGGATTTTCAACTGATCCGAAAGATTCCGGTAGGACTCCCGCAATCCATTAAGCTTAGCCCTACCAGCTTGAGCTTTATTTCCTTGATTCTCTAAAGCTTCTACATAAGACTTGGAGACTGACGTGATTGACTTGTACCGTTCTTGCAAGTCAGCCAAGCCAGATTGATAATAGTCTACTGATTTTTTGGCACGGCCTTGTTGGGCAGTTAAGGACGCCATCTTATTCTCAGCATTAGCTAAATCCTTAGAAAGCCGAGCATAGTTATCACTGCCCTTAGTCGTTGAAGTATCAAGGCTTGCTTGACGCTCTTTCAACTTATCAATTTTGGCTTGCAAGGCTTGCATGGTCTTGCCAAGACCTTCATATTTAGCTTGTGCTGCACCCAGGCTGTCCTTTGCAGACTTCAAACTAATCTCATTAGCCTTCCATTCGTTAGTGGTTGCTTTAATAGCATTGTTCAAAGTTTTTAAGCTTGAAGCGGCAGAGACAGTATCTAGCTTAACCTCGGTTGCCATTGTGTTACTTACGGTCGCCATTAGTGGATCTCCTTTCTACTTACCTCTCAACCGATTAACCATTGCCATAGGGTCTTCAGCACGTTTATCTTTAGGCTTTGCTTGGTTAATTCTGATCAGTTCGTAATAGTCTTCTCCGTCCAATTGAGAAGGAAGTACCCCCGAATTAGCCATTAATTGTTGCTTAAAGTAGGCTTGGTCTTCTTGGGCATCTTCTAAGTCATGAATTAGAACGTTGAGACGACCCATTACTTTTTTGGGTCTTCTTCCTCATTTTCCTTGAGTGTTTGTTGCCATTGTTCATCAGTTAATCCTTGAATCCGTGCCAATACATAACTGATAAAGTCTGACAATTCGTCCATAGTGACGGCATTCATTACCGTGTCTAATTCTTTTTCTGACAACTTTAAAACAGCTTGAAGGAAGCTAGTCATGGCTGTAACCGCCTTTTGAGACTGTTCCATGACAGTTAGGGGGTCAGCTTCTGAATCCAATTGCATCTTGTCCATCTTCAACATCAAAATTTGAAGATTAGTGGCCTCATTGACAACCTTTACCGTTGTTTTTACTTCTGCTGATTTTTTCTTTAATCCAAGTTTTGCGATACTAATTTTCATTTTATTGCTCCTAACATTTTTTATTGCTGACCATTGCCAGCTATGTAAAACGGCCATCTAATTAGATGGCCGCTAAAATCACTTTGTATTAATATTTACCGAATCACTTGTGGTATTGATGCTATTAACCGTTGGTTGGGGTACTACTCGCCGTATATCCGCCGAATACTTCACCCATCATTGCCGCTTTATCGAAGCCTTCATCGGCGCTAGTCCAAATCTTGTATGGTTGTCCACCAAATGCATCAGACTTCAACGGGTCTAATCCTTGGTAAGTCAGTGTGGTATTAGCATCGGTTTCAGCGTTATTATCTGTGCCGTGGTTCATGCCAGCTTCAATCAGCTGGCCATTAGCAAACCCTTCGTAAATATCCACACCATTGTATGCCCGGGAATGAACAAGCATTGCGACGTGAGGCTTTGGAAGTTGACGTGTCCAACCACCCTTACCATCGTTGACGAATCCCTTTAGCTTTTGAAGAATATCAAAGTTAATATCCAAGAATTCAAGGGCAACTTGGGGTTCCATTGAACCGTTAGATACCCGCTTTGGGCCGTCATTGGCATAACCAACTGTACCAGCAGCTTCCAAACCGGTTACGTTAGCTTGGGTAGCCCCTTCTGCATCACCATCTACCAAGTAAATACCGGTTGTAGAAATACCTTTTGTAGCATCTGCAATAATGGCACCTGTTGAATCAACTAATCCAAAGGTGACGTCTTTAACACCATGTGTTGACATTGATTAATTACCTCTTTTTATTTTTATTTTTTTAAATACAGAAAACGTGGCTGTGACTTGTTCAGTGTCTGGATCAACTACGTTGGGGTAGCGAGTAGCGACAATCCACCCATTATCATCGAGTAAGTTCATCAGTTCCAACTGTGCATCTAATACATTGATCGCAACTGTTTTAGAAAAGAAAATCTGCACTTGAATTGACGCGCTAAACTCAGAAAAAGTATCGTTTTTATATCCAGAAAGTGGCTCAGAAACACTAGTAATTAGCACTAGCGTCTTTGAACCACTTTTATCAACAATATTCGGTATGTTTTCTGGATATAAACCATCTATCCAGGAGGATTTATTTGCTTTGATAATCTCGTAAACTTGAGTCACCGGAAGTTTAATGAGGATCACCACCCGTCAATTCCTTGTACTTGGCATATTCAGCAGCTAAAACCTTATCTTTGCTTGACTGAATGGCCGTATCAATGAAATGGTCGCCTTTAATATGCACCGTTCCATTATTGAGAAATAACGCGATTCTGGCGTGATTAATCGGATCCTTCTCAAAACCTACCGTTGAATTTCCCGTCATATAGCCTTCGACATCGTGATCATCAGCAACTACCGCGTCCGCTAAATGTTTAACGTGGCTTGTATCCCGGCCATACCGATAATGTTTAGACTTGGCAGCCTGAAAATAACTATCCCGTAGTTGATCGGCGCCAGCCTTAGTAATCACTTGTTGCTGCACTTTATTTGGCACCTTCTTTTTAACTTGTAAAAAGTAATGCTGTAATTGCTCATCTAAACTAGCCATGTTTAGTCACCACCCGATGGCACGTGATCAAATCAAACCCATCTGGCGGCAAACCGTCATCCGCCGAAATGCTGTCAATCTTGTACAGATCTGAGCCACGTTGTACTTGCAGTGTTTCGTTAACGGCCGGGTTATGCCGAATAAAAAAGACCACCGCATTGGTGATCCCAGCTCCGGCTATGGTTAACTGCTGTTGCACATTCAGTGACCATTGGCCCGCCCAGCAGCTAAAATCTGTTGAAAATTGTTGAATTGACGTGCCAGTATTTGGGTTAACCTCGCCAGTATCGGCATCATGACCAAAAGCAATGCGGAAAGTCATTCGTGAAGGATTAATTTTCTTGACCATAGTCATTCACCTCACTTAGTGCTAGGAGATAACTAGCCTTCAATGACATAATCAAATCATCAAAAGCTAACGGTACCGTATACTTTTCTGAATCACTAATAGCTGAACGATTATTATAATAATTTGAAGCTAATAATATGGTAGCCAGGCTAAATTCTTCGTGATTATCGTCATAAAAAGTAGCAATTTTGTTGCCAATTCGACCGATGATATTTTTTCTAGCTGCTACAACTAAATTAGCCAACAATTTATCATCTGAATCACTGTCGATCCTTAGTGAGTTTTTGAGTAATGCTAAGTCGTCTTCGCTAACAACCGTAATATTCATACTGTCTTCCCCTATTCACTTGGAACCAATGCAAGCAAATCTGCTTTGGCAGTCACACCGCTATGACTGATATTGTGTGCATCAAGCCAAGCTGTAATGTCTGCAACTGTGTTTGTATCAGTCGGCTTGACATTTCCTTTAGGATCGAATGAATTAGCTGTTGTTCCGTCCCCGGTGTTGCCAGTTGGTGTAGTCCCAGAACCGGAACTATCATCTCCAGTGTCCGGGGCAGTTATTTTGACACTACAGTTGCCAAGCGAAAGGCAGAAGCCAGCAAAACTTGGTGGTCGAACCATGCAGTTAAACCGAAGTAGTTGATACCCTTGTCATAGTCCTTCCATTGCTCGTAAAGAGTTGAATCAATTTCATAATTTAGTTGCGCGTAGCTAAAGTTACCAACAACTGGTGTCACAGCTTTTTCGCTAAAGCGAACTGGATAACCAATAATTTCTTCTGGTGCCTTCCCAAACAAAGTTGCAGAACTGTTAGAAAGCTCCTTGATCATCGTTAAGTAATCAGGTCGCCGCATGTAAACCTTGATGTTGCTTTGAAAGGCATCGTTAATATCCCCTGCAGCTTGCGTAATTGCGTCAAATAATGAGCTGCCCGCAACTTTCTTAATGTTGGTTTCAGTTGAGTAAAAGCTCATGTGTTCTTCACCAGCTGCAGGCGTGGTTGCAAACGCAACCTTCTTCTCCTTGAGTGCCAAAGCGGCTTGTAAAGCACCTTGGATATACTGAACTAAGGCAGTATCCGTACCATTCAAAATAGTTTCAGAAACGGCTGCCTTAAGCTTAGTCTTGAAACGTCCAAACGATACTTGATCACCCTTAGTATTAATTTCTTTAGATACTTCTTGGTCACCAACAAAGCCATCATCATCAATCGAATATGCAACACGAGGCAAGATCAAGTTAGTAATGGAAGAAATTGTTTCATCTTGACGGAGTGGGTTATCATCAAACGGTTCTGCAATAATTTGGTTCGATACATTAATTGGCAGAATATTTTGACCACCAGTTGTCGTATTGTCATCGCCTAATGCCTGCAAGACATCTGGAGATACCGATTGATTAGCCATAGTTGATCGAATTAAGGATGCCATAGCACTTGTTTGACGTACCTTCGGGTCATCCGGCTTGGCATTATTCTGCTTCTGCTGCATTTTTTTCTTTGACACTTCTTCTTCGCTATCGATTTGATTTTTCAAGAGATCAAATCGCGAGCTTAAACTATCAGCCTTTTGGCTAAGCTGATTTAAAACTTCGTCTTCAATCGCTGGATTACCTGCTTTTTCTGCGATTTCGTTATTAACATTCTTAAGTTCAGCGCCGATTTCGGCGAGGCTTTGCTTCTTTTGATATAAAGTAACGGTCATGTTTAAAATCCTCCTAATGTTTGTGTAATAAAGTTATTTTTTTCTTTTGACTTTTCTAGCAGCTCACGCCGAAAACCAGAATCAACTGTTTTTTCAGTGTTTAGTTGTTTCGGAACATGATGATATTTTTCCATTAAATCAGACTTAATAGCAGCAGCAACTTGATTTGCTTCTAACACCTCATCAGCAAGCCCATAGCCCACCGATTCATCAGCTGTTAGCCATGTCTCATCATCCATGAGTTGCTTCAACGTTGCTTCATCTAATTTATCCCCAGCTTTTTCCAAGTAGGTTTGCACACTAGACTTGGTGATTTGGTCTAAATCGTCGGCCTGCTTACGTAATTCAGTTGCATTCCCTACCGCCATTGTCCAAGGGTTGTGGATCATCATCATAGCGTTTTTAGGCATAAAAATAGTGTCACCGCTCATAGCGATAACACTTGCAATTGATGCTGCCAGTCCATCAACGTAAACGTTAACTTTGGCGTTGTTCTGTTTTAACATGTTTGTAATTGCAATACCCTCAAAAACCGATCCACCTGGGCTATTGATGTGTAAATTAATGGTTTTTACATTTCCCGCTTGTTTCAATGCATCACGAAACCCTGCTGCTGATGTATCTGAATCATAAAATTCATCACTAACGATTTCGCCATCAATATACATGTCAGCCGTTTGGGGCGCTAACTGCTTAATCGTCAGATACTTTGGTAGTGTCATTACTTTTCACCCCCTTTCGTTGAGTTGGATCCATATTAATTGGGTAAAGGTCACCAGAAATGAACAGTGTATCTGCCATAGGGTCGCTATCTGGTGGCATATCTTCCAAAGCTCTAACATCATTTGGCGTGACAATTCCATTGCGAATCATCATCTGATAGAAGGCTGTGCGGGCAGTAATATTCCCACGCAATAATCCATTTAAGTTAAATTTAAAATAATATCCTTGTTGACGTTGATAATCTGTAAGCAGTTTTCGATTAAATTCAGACTCATACTGCTTCACGATTGGTAATAACGTCATCTGGGTAAATTGTGTCATTAGTTCTTCGTTAGATGAAACACCCTCACTGAAGCTTTCATTAAGAAAGCTTAGTGGCACATTATACACATTGGCAATTCGTGAACGAGTAATTTTTTCAGTATTAACCATATCGCTAGACTGGAAATCTCGGCTGAGTTGGTTAATGGAAAAACCTTTTTCTTGGAAAAGTGCTCCACCATTGTCTTGTGCAAAATGGCGAAAATCATCCAGAACAGCTTTGCGTTTTTCTGGATCAATTGTTCGATCATATTGAACAACGAAACTGTCAGTTTTGTTCATTTCACTAAGATTAAAGGTTTGGACAGCTTCATCAAACTCTAATGTTGACTTGAGCACTTTAATAGGGCTAATACCCTTGACACCTTCAATCGTTTCTAAGCTTTTGACATGGATTACCTCACTATTAAAAACAGTTGCATCTTTATTTCTTCCTGTAATTCTATACCACAAAGACTGATCATCTAAATTAATCATCGGTGTCACATAGTCTGCAGAAATAGGAATCAATTCGATTGGTTGTAAGTACTGATCCCTAACAATCAGTGCATAACCATTTCCTTTGGTGTCACGAGATGTCTCTAACTGGCTAAAAAAGTCAAATGCGTGCAAGCTATTATTAGGTGCTGCCTTTAGAAGATTAGCAACATCCATATTGGCAACGTCGTAATTATGATAAAGATTAATCGGTAACGAACTTACAGTATTAGACAAACGCAAAATGACAGAATAAACCGCTTCGCTGGTTGTTAATGCATGATTACTTTCACCAAAAAAATCATGTCCTTGCCAATTTGAAAAATCAAAATTCTGCCCTTTATATCCTGCTTTCTGCTGATACAATTGAAACATTGACCGAATTCGACTAAAAATCCCCATCTTCTACCCTCCTCTCAAGTTAAAAATCATTAAAGCTGTGATACTCTGGCATTTCAAAGTCGCCATCATCTGGACGAACTAGCAAATCAATTACCGATACATGTGCATCTAACGCAGCGGCAAATCCATCAATCTTTCGTGATTGAGATTGCTTAGTCGGTAGCCAATTATTGTTACGATCTTGCCGTAAGCGCACGTTATTCAGATACCATTTAAAAATTTTCTGATTATTAAAAACAACCTTACCATCCAATAGCAACTCTTTGAAGTTTTGAAGAGGCCCGCCAAGCGTGAAAAAACCCTGCCGAACTTTTTCAGTTTCAAATCCGGCTTCTTCAAGTTCTTTGTTCAACCTCAAAGCCTTAGCTGGATCAAATCGAATTTTCAAAATGTTATATTTATCTGACACAGTTTTAAACCAGTCAAGTACATAAGTATAATCAACATAATTTCCTGGAATAATCTCAATTTCACCATTTTTCTCCCATTCCCGTATACGTTCAGGATTCTTATCTCTATCATAACGGGCCTGTGGAATCCATGATTTTTCCAACACAAAAATTGAACCATCTTCAAGCGGAAATTCTAAACATGCTGATGTAAAGTCTTCAGTATCTGATAAATCATAGCCGCCTACACAATCTTTAAAATCAAGCGTATCTAAGTCGATCACCCGTTCATTTAGTTTTAGAGTCTCTGGGGTGATAAAACTCATTTCATCAGTTTCAGCAAAAATATTGAATTGTTTAGTTACCCAGTCTGCTAACTCACGAGGACTTTTACGATCTGTTTTGTAATCGTTGATCATATCCGCAATTTGCATCAACCCAAAATTCGGATTGGCCTTAATCCATAGCCTAGGATCATTAGCCTCTTCCGGGTTATCCAGCTGTGCAAGATAATAAAAAGTTCGCTCATTAATATTGTCTTCATAATTAGACAATGTGTCTTGTCCCTGTTCTATGAAGTTAACTAAAGGACCATCTAGTACAGAACCAGCAGTAGTTATATAGACTATTAAAGGCTGCTCGCGCGTTCCACGTGAGCGTTTCATGACATTAATCAGGGCATAGTCATGATACTCATGAATTTCATCAAATACGCCAAAATGAAGATTTTCTCCATCTTTGTTATTTTTTTCAGCCGACATCGCGACAATTTTCCCATTGGTCTTAGGATACCTAATCTCAGATACATTCGGAACGAAGCGTTCTTTTAGCCAAGGTGACGCTTCAATCATAGCTTTAGACTCTTCATAAAGAATCCTAGACTGCTTTTGCGAATTGGCCAAAAAGTAAACATTTGGCCCATTCTCACCATCAAATCCGGCCATATACTCGGCTAGTCCTGATTCAAGTGTCGTTTTCCCGTTCTTTCGACCAACGAATATTAATGACTCCCGAAAGCGTCGCTTTCCAGTGGCTTTGCTTACCCATCCGAACATACAGCCGACAATGAAATGTTGCCACGGTTGCAATACGAGTTTGTCAAAGTCACCTTTAGATGGTTTACACTTGCTTTCAATAAACCGAATTGGACGCCAAGCCTTCTCCTCGTCGAATTTCCAAGGATAATTAGGATCATCTTGCCGTTTTAAATCATTCAGATGCCGCTTGGCCGCCAAAATATTCCATTTGGAAGCAACAATCGACCCTTCTACAACCAATTCAGCGTAAATAGTTGTCAGAATAACTGGAGACGCCTCCTGTAGAATTCCTCCCCATTCCTTCTGATCTTTAATATAGTTATCCGACCAATCAACAATTCCTTGGTAATCAAAGTCAATCGGATTAGAATTAGAACTCTTCATCATCGTTTGACTCTCCCTGACTTCCTAAATTGATAGCCATTGACGCACGTGCGGTAGGTGTCAGTCCTAGCTGATTTGCCAACTTGTTCAGTAATTCGGCAGATTTTTGCTTTTCCCTAATTGCGGGGTTGATTTTTCCACCCATCATGATCCCATGCTTTTTAACCTGTGCCTTAAAGGATTTATAATCCATCAATGTGTCACAATAGATAGCTAAAATATTAATGTCGGCCTCGGTTAAAATATCAGTTGCTTCAAACAAAACCTTAATTCGATTAAACTCATTTTTTGCACCCATAGAAAGCCATGGTGGGGCAAGAATGCTTTTATTAGATACCGCTAGTTTAGATTCATTCTTTTGGCGTCGATAAAGTTCCTTTTTTGTTTTATTATTAGGGTTTCCCTCAAGTATATGAATCATCGCACTTTGCGCAGTTCTTGGCATAAAATCACTTTCTTTCCATCTGTTTTTAGTGCCGTGCGAATACTCTATTTTTTGATTAAAAAACTAATTTATAATTTTCCAAGGTGGTGTGTCCGCTCTTTAAAAAGTTGTCATACCAACATTTTAACTAGGGGGGGCTATACAAAAATTTTGCACCCTCATAGTTCAGAATTTCTTTTGAATACAACGATGTTTTTATTTTTTCGAATCCTTTTCTTTGATTTAGAGTAGCCTTTTTCAAAATGCTCTTTGTTGTGGCAAGCCATGCAAATAGTCTCGAGGTTGCCTAAATCCAGTCTCTTATTCCAATCATCTTTGATCGGAACAATATGATGAACCGTATTTCCTTGTTTAATAATCCCTTTACGCTTACATACTTGGCATAAGTAGTGGTCACGTATCAGTGCTAACTGCCTTACTGACTGCCAATCGCTTGAATGATAGAACTCGTTAGTCTTTGCGTCATGCTCATATCGTCTTACTCTTGGCATAACTATTTACCTTGACCAATTCCATATAGGCGTCCAAGGTTATCCATAGAGTCGATCCTGTATCTGCCGCTAATCACACTATCAGAATTCCAGTTAAGTTCAATATGATATAGTCCTTGTTGTTCTACGCCATCAACAAACACTCTAGGTGTGTCATCAATGTCATCAAACTCAATACGGATATGTGGTTGCTTCTTTACCGCGCCTTCGCATTTATCTATTAAGTTACACAATGTTTTGCTTAACAATTCCATACTGTGCTGCGCCTGTGTCGCATCAATATCAATGTTAAGCTTAATATCTTCGATTTTATTTGTCATAACATGTCTCCTTATTTCTTGCCAAATTGAAAGTTACCATTCCCATCGTCCTAAATGCCAAGACTAACTAGCCACAGCACTCCAATCAGTACGATTTCAACAGTCATAACGATTACCACGTTGCTCAGCTGCTTTAGTTCTTTATTCAAATCAGTAGCACAGTTTCCATCAAACTTACTGTGGTTCTTAAACATGAGCGCATACATCAAGTTCAATCCAGTTGCTCCCCAGTAAGATAGTTTCGATAATTTAAAAATCGGAACAATTATCCACTGCCAAGCTAGCATCAGATATAATCCTTGCAGGAAGAACGGAATCAGTATTTCAACGATCATTACGGCAAGTATCAAGTGAAGTTTTGCCTTGCTGTTCATCGTGCTCACGCTCCTTTATTCTTTTCCAAATTAAATTCAATATGTCGTTAAGCCTTGTGTACAGGTCTTTTTTTTATTTTCCAAGTAAAAAACGCCATGCTTCTTAGCACGACGCTCACGTTTCTTCTTATCAGCCAACCAACGCTCTAAGTCATGATAGCAATGGTTGGTTCTATGCTGGGCTAACATAACCATACTCAGTGTGTCGCATGTAGCCACACTCCCAACACGATAATGAGTAGCACCATCAGCAGGCCGAATATTAAGTTGTCCCGTTGATAGTTTCTCATTACATCACCTCATGTATGCAACCACGCTAGGATTATTGCTTCTAACCTGTCCTTGCTTAACTTTAATAAATGGGTGTTTGTGGGTTTTAACTACATCATAATCATCGGTGCTTAGCTTTCTGATGTGGCCTTTGTATACGTAGCTTACTCGCAAGTATTTTTCTTGACTCCACATTGGCACCCAGTTGATTGTGGTTGTTTTCCCATTAGAAATATATATCGGAATCATTGAGAAAACGTCTTCGTTACCAAAGTTGGTTTTCTCAATTATATAAGTATCAGTAGGCAATTTACCGTTTTTAATTTTTTCTAGGGTACGTGTGCACCCTGACAATAAAACAGTTGATATCAATAATACTGATGCCAACAAACGATAGTTTCTCATTGCCATTCCTCCAAACTAAAAGGTCGCCTCGTTTGAGACGACCAAATTTAACTATATTAAACGACCAGCCCCACCACTGATCGCCGGAACATCTCCGCATAATCGCTTACATCGACGCTGCCCGATAATTAATACCCATAAGGATTTTTACCACACTATATTAATTCTTCCTAATGAATTTATCAATAGCTATTATTTTTCAACATAAAAGACCGTCTCAATAAGAGAGACGGCCAACTGTATGGAAGTCAGCGATGCAATGCTGGCCCATATCACTAGCGCTATCGAGTTGTCCTCACAACGCTAGTAAATACGATTGGAGTTACGCACTAGGACGTAATTTGGGGGTACTTCCTAGCACAACTTCATTGTAAGCGCTATGTAGGTGCAAAGATCAAATAACGCTTGTGAAATATTACTAGCGGGAATTTCTCCCACTTAATTTTCAACTTAAGTGTTACAAGCATACGTTGCTTCGTAAGGATAAATAGACTTCATGGCCGTGATCCTTCTTCAAACTAAAAGGCCACCTCGTTGGAAAGGCGACCTAACATATGGCTACACCAGCTTTATAGTCATAAGCAATTGCTTAACTCACCTTATAGTGAATCCGTTAGGGAAAAAACTGGTAATCCGTACAAGCTGGCAAATATAGATTACGGCTATATTGTAATCGATATCTTCACATAAGTTAAGTGTTAAATAACGATCGTAAAACATGATTGGTGTGGAATCTAACCACACGCGGTTATGAACCTCCTGGCGTAGACTATCCCCATTAGTGGGGAATTTTTCAGCCACGTTTCAACCACCGTCGACTTACACTTTTAAGCTTAGCGTATAGAACTCACATTTTGGTATTGCGCAATACCGTGGTTGCTGACCAATGTGCTTGGTAGGGATTTGCACCCTACATGATATAAGATAGGCGTGGCCCGGACGCCTCGTTTTACAGCTATGGGTAGATGTACTGTGTGCCATCCACTTTCCATCTCTATTCGGCCTATGGCAGCTACTACCGGCCCCAAATAGTTCTCTTATATCTGATTAGCGTCTACCTGTTCCGCCACAAGCACACTTGGGCACTCAGTCAATGAACGGGAGAGTCCATCTCCTTTGAGTTATTTGCCCAATACGTGCAACGGGAGTCGAACCCGTATCTTCTTTGCTCTGCCGTTGAGCTATGCACGTCCATTTCATCAATCGTTCATGTTACCAATTTACACCCAAATTAGGGGTCAAAAATACACAAATAATACACTTAATCTAAGTTATACAAGCCGAGTCCCTTAGCACATTCTTTAACGAACTTGTTACGCAATCCAAAAGCCTTAGTATGGCTGACATGAATTAATCCATTTAAAATCAACCCATCGATCGTATATCGAGGCCGTTTTCTGAAATACAGCTCGTCAATAATAATCTCGGTGTCTTCTCCCACTTCATCTAAGCAGTCATCAATTACCTGACGCTGTTTTTTGAGTGCGTTAATCCGTTTGTCTTCATCTAGCGTGATAATTAATCGGTCTGTGCTATCGTTGAATCCGTTTTGCGCCCGACCACCTCCAACATTCTCATCAACTGGTGTTACCGGATAACGCAACTCCTGTTCACGCTGTTCAATGTACTTATCAATCTTAGGATAATCACGCAGAATATCTTCTACCGTTCTAATCGTCGATCGTTTCACCCATCATTCCTCCATCTTAAGCTTATTTTAAGTTTGCTTTAATGTTAATGGCATAATATTTCGTTCGTTGGCCGCGGAGTAAGAGTTAATTTTAGGAGCCAATTTGGGGTAAGGGCTGTTGTGTCAGCCCTTTTTTGCTGTCTAAAATGGCCGCGTAAGCTCATGTAGCACGTTAGTAATCTCCGCATTGCTCAGCATACCCCAAGCGATGTAAACTTCCTTAGGCACGCTGTGCTCGCTTAATCTGGATTGAAACTCGGCTATTCCCATCAATACATCGTCTCTGGGTTGCCCTCATCCATGCTGTAATCTTCCAAACCATTAAAAATCATAAACCCAAAGTCAGGAAAGACAGCAGGAGTAACTTTTAAAACTGTTAAACTATCAACAGAATCTTTTTCATCGTATAAATTGCCACATACCTCATCTTCAAAATCATCAAGACTTCTTGAATTATCCCCATGTAATTGCTTTAAAATATTAGTAGCAACACTTTTAGCTTCTTTTAGCGTGTCATATTGTTCCCCATTTAGCATTTCAACGTCATCATTTAATACAATTGCGAATTTACTCATGCTGTGCCTCCAATAGTTCTGGGTTCGCGTGTACGTTGCCAACAATCAAATCGTCTAATGGACTAATTCCACCTTTGTTATGCTCTTCGTTTTGAATGCGAGAATTAAAACATCCATGCTCTGAGTCAAAAAAACAATTCCGTAAGTGGTTTTAATTTTTACACGTTTATTTGCCCCAAAATATTTGATAATATCATTTTCATAAATCATATTGCCATTGGCATCTTTCAGACCGGTGTACTGCTCAACGATATAATCATCGGGTGTCATCTCAGCCTGCGTCAGAATACTCCCAGCCCTTCCGTGTACCATTTCTTGCATTGGCCCTTTAGGCCCAAACGGCATATGCCACGCTCTAAATTTTGGTACCATCATTTGCCCTCCAATAGATAATTAATCAGTGAAAACAGTCAAAATATTATTTGAAACAGTTCCGCCAAAACATAGATTTCCTCTATCAAAGAGCAAAAGTAATTCGTCATTATTAAAACGTGGCTTGTTAACAATCACTTGTGCATGGATTTCATTGTAAGTTGGTGGCAAATGCTTAAATGCAACTTCTAATTCATTTAATTCGCATTCTTTCGTTTCTAAATATTCACCGTTAAAAACAAAATATTCTGCTGACCCGTTATCTTCTCCATATCCTACTTTGCAACGATCAATTAATTTAATGAATGTATTCGCATTAATATCACGCTTTTTATTTTCGTCTTCTTCAAATGCCCAACCGTTATATATTTTTAACATTTGTCCTCCCAATCTCAACATCACTCGGTGCCACAAATTAATTGTTAGCTTTAACTAATTCTAGGAATTGCCCTTTTAGTCGACAGCCTGAGTAATCAACGCCTTTGCTATCCAAATACTTCTTAATTTCTTCGACCGTGCTGTAGGCATCGGGGACACCTTCCTGATCACTGTGTTTAAACATCTCTGCAAACTCGTCTGGCTTCTCATCTTCATACCGACTATGGAACTTTGTCTCCGCCTTATAATAGAATCCTTTTTCATCTGGCTTGCCAGGAACATCAGTCGCCCAACGCAGAAATAGTTTCTCATGACAATTAGGGCATCTGGTAAATGAATGTTTCCATAACGCTGACGTGCTTTCAGTGTGCCCACAAAACGGGCAGGCCATTGCCACTTTAACCACATCATCAGGACGTGGTTCGCCCATTTCTTGTGATACATTGTCAGTATGGATAAATTTGTCCTTGATATTCTCGTCGCTGTCACTCTTTACATCATCCTGGCTGTCACTTTCGATGGTCAAATGATCATGGCCGCCTGTTGCCAACTGATGGATCTTAAATAAGTCATCAAATTCTAATACGTGGTCTGCCTTAACCGATACTGTAATGCTGCCGGTGCTGATTTTTACTTTCATTGCATTTTCCATAATTTATTATCTCCATTTCAAATTGTCTAAAAACACTAATACACCTTATCGCCGTGCTTCATCGTCTGCCTCCCGTAGTTTCTCTCGCATGCAGCGCACCCAATCCTTATCGCGGTGCATAACACTAGCGACTCCTTTGTTGTTAGGCTTGTTCATGTGTTTGACGTTGTATTTCAACTGTGTCAGCTCATCTGGTGTGGCTTGATAATTCAATTCGTCACGTCTTTGCATTCTGCCACGTAATTGCTGTATATATTGCGGTGTCTTCGACCGTTCTTGTGCAATATATTTGTTGGTGTATCCGTGTAAAATCATGTGGCGTAGGATCTTGTTTTCAGCCGTGTGTTCTTCCTCAGTTTGACCGCGGATCTCTTTTTTAACATCTTCCGGCCAATCATCTGGATCTTCGCCATAATTGGCGTAAGCAGCTCTAATTTCAGCCGCCATTTTCTTGTTTGATGACATAACTAGTCGCTCCTTTCACGGCTCTGAATAGCCGTAACCACATACTCACCATGAATAAAAGTAACTTCAACATGTTCTATCTGAAATCCCAAGGGAGCTTCCGTGTGGGCCCGATCAACCAGTCGATCTAAATTTTCGCCATGAAACACTTCCCATACTCTCTCACTCATGTAGTTTCCTCTTCCCTTTCACTATTCCGCTGATCTAGCTTAGCCATGCGCTGTTTCAGTGCTGCTTGTTGTTCTGGTGTCAGCTTTTTCTTAGTTGCAGTTGGTGCCTGTTCCGTAGCCCAATCTGGCAGCGTTTCTTTAGTCCTTACCTGCTTATTAGCCTTAAACTTCCGATTGGCTTCAGCTGCTAATCGATCATATTTATCTCGTAATTTCTTACCTGATAAAATGTTAGCTTGCCAAAAATCGTCGTTCTGGCACCAATCCACCATATTATCTAGCTTGTCATAGTCCCGTTTATCTCGATCATGAGCTAAGCGAATATCATTTGTCCAATGCTGTAAATTAGGTTGCTTGAAATCTGGGTTGTTATCTCGGATTTTTCCTAAGAGATGCTGAGCAATTTGATAAGGCCGATCATCAGGTCCGTACTTCGGCTTGTCCGAATGCGGACTATTGTTTTTATTCTTATCTCTAATCTCTAATCTCTTATCTCTAATCTCTGGTGTACTTTTGTCGTACATTTGTACACTTTCAATTTTTTTAACCGATTTAAGCTTGTCACGATAGGCTTTAACCCGTTCAGCCTCTGTGCTAGATTTTCCAACAAAAAGTTGAATGTCATTCATAAAAATTGCTCCATCATCTAGCACTTCAACTAATCCTAAAGCCTTAAACTTTTCGATTGCGTCTTTAACTTCGCCTACGCTATGGTTGGTAACCGTGGCCAACATTTCAGCCTTATATGGGATTCTGTTTTTAAAAAGCAATGCGCCATTCCCTTGAAGACTCTTCAAATACATCTTTAGCAAAATATCAGAATAAACGTATCCTTCGTTCTTACCGCTGTTGTAGTTTTGAAGAATTTTTAGCTCGTCACTTTCAAAAAAATTATCCTTTAGCTTTAGGTAATAGTATTTTTTGTTATCAGACATTTATTTACTTTCACCTCGGTAATTTCCTCTAACTCCAATCTTTCTCAACGTCTCTTCGTCCAACCTGATCCCGGTAACTGGAATGTGGTACTTCTCGCCAAAGGCTGTCGGACCGATCTTGTGCCATTCTGTATGGTGCTCTCGGCACAAACAGTTAACTCGTAGTTGCGTATGATCAAGATGATTCCGATCACGGCCAGACCCAACCGTATCAACGTGGTTAATATCCGAATGTTCACGGCCACACACCATGCACCGACGATGGCGGCAACACTGATATTGGTAATACTCTTGCTCTCTCGGTAGCAATTCATAGCCTTGTTTGAACGGTACACGCCACATAAACATGAAGTCGATAACTAGGTCGAGTAACATGTTAGCGTCGCTCACGGACGATTCTGTCGTGTCTGACAGGCTAATCTCATTACCGTTGGTATACTCACGATATTGGCCATAAAACATTGCTTTTAGGAAGTCTTGTGGCACCACGAAGTAATCAGCAATATCATTTAGTAGGGCAAAGAATAGACGCCGTTGTTGCGGCCTAGCTTTGCGTGTGTCGGCTAGTTCCCAATCTAGGTAAAGTTGGTCACGTGAACCGCTAACGGTCTCGATATGGTCTAAATTAGGCTGATGATCAAGCTCAACTAACAAGTATGACTTGCCATTACGTTCAAAGTATTTTGATCGTGACCGCTGCATTTAATCACCTCAACCCTTTATAAGGATTTTGTATTCGCCAAAATTCATGATTCCTCGACTGACAAGCCCTGAAACAAAACCGTGATTCATTTTTAAAAACTTGCTGGCTTCAGCCATGCTATAAAACGTATGGTGCTTATGATCATACGTGCTTATTAACTCTACACGTTTACAACGCTTGTTAAGACCGGTTCTGAATGCGTGTATTTGATTTTCCTTATAGGTACACCATTCTAAATTTTCTGGACGGTTGTTTTCAGAATTTCCGTCAATATGATTAATGCAGGGCTTATTTTGTGGGTTCGGTATAAACGACATAGCAATTAAGCGATGAACCAGTTTTGTTTGGTGTGAGCCATTTTTCCATAGTTCGACACGTAAATCATAATGTGTGCTGCTTTGCCTTTTCTCACGTTTAGGTATAATTTGACGCCTTTTCCAAACTCGCTTTTGCCGTTTTCCGTGTATATTCCTAAATGTCGTTTTACCTTCACATGTCCAAATCGTTCCATTACTACTTGCTTCATAAAGATTTTCATACCCTGGAATTTGTCTATATTCGCTCATTTAAATTCTCCTAAAATGGTAACGAACTATCCTGAATGTCGACAGATTCACCATTAGCAAACGGATCACTCGTATTATTTTGCGGTCGATCATTTTGATAACTACCGTTACCAGTAGAGCTTTTTAGTTCCAAGAACGAGAAGTTCTCAACAATAACTTCTGTGACGTATACGCGTTGGCCTTGCTGATTTTCATAGTTGCGTGTTTGAATACGGCCTTCAATACCTACCAGAGATCCTTTGTGGAAGAAGTTAGCAAAGTTTTCTGCCGACTTACGCCAAACAACACAACTTACGAAATCAGCTTCGCGCTCACCTTGTTGGTTGGTGAACCGCCGATCAACGGCCAGATTGAAAGTAGCTACAGCAGCGCCGCCTTGCGTATACCGTAAATCCACATCACGGGTTAGTCGTCCAGTCAAAACTACTCGATTAATCATTTCTTATTTCCCCCATTCAATTTTCGTTTTACTACTGTGATAATTTCATCAGCTTGCAATTTCGTTAATTGTGAAATATTGCTTACATTAAATTGACCAAGATAGTATTTTTGAACATTCGCTAGTGAACCATTAGTAACCTCAGAAGTTTGTTTAAACAGCTTTGTTAATTCGGTCATCTGATCAGTTGTGACCCTGTCTGCTGGTCTTTTAGTACCATTCTGTGTTTTACTAGGAGCCGCTTTAGTTGCTTGTTGTCCATCGTCATCTTTAGAGGCGGATACACCGAATGCTGCTGATAAACTATATCGTCGTGCATAAGTTTCAGCAGAACCGAATGCCTGCGCGTCTTTACGCTGTACTGGCATGCTAAGTGGATTGTAAATAATGTACTCGCCACTAGCATCAAACAGCATAGTCGTAATAGAGACACCATTAGGATCGCTGGTCGCTTCCTGCGTATAACCTAACGACTCTGGCAACGCCCCATCTACTGCAGCGGTTAAGTCTTCCAAAGTTACATAGTTCCCATAATGACTTTTTCCATCTTTACTTGGTTGTGCTTTGAGTAAATTCTTACGGAATTGTGCCATGCTGGTGGCCAAGTTTTTAATTGATTCGCTTTTTTCCATAACTTCCTCCTACTTAATTCGAATTGACCGTGTCTGTACCAGCTTGGCGCCAGGAACCTCTTCACCTTCATTGAGGGCCCGTTTAATGGCCGTTTTATTCAGTTTCTTTTCTACCTCAGTAAATTCACCAGGAATAAGTTTATCGTCCGTCACAGCAACACTAACGGGGTTATTTTGAATCCAAATAGACAGGTCAATATCTTTGATTTTGTCCTTGCCTGCTGTTTCCATTCCGTGTTGTAATGCCAATTTCAGCCGACTAATATTGTTGGACAACGCACGCTTTCGTTCTTGATCGTGTTTAATTTTATCTGCAAGTTGCTTTTCGTCAGCTACCAGCTGGTTAATAACTTTTCCGTAGCCAATTGCTTTGTCAGCGATGCTGTCTTGTAAACTTTCAATTGTGTCAGCAAACAGCTGCTGATCTTCTGGTTTGGCACTATTGGCTAATTCAACGACATGCAATAAGTTGCCCTCAAGTTCGTATAGATTCATGCTTATTCCTCCGTTCGTAACTGTTCTAATCGCTGATTAGTGCGGTCAAGCTTAACTGCCAAATACCGCTTATACTTTTCGTCAGTGGCGTGTTCCAGACAATTCTGTAAATCCGTTGCCAATGTTTCCAGTGTCTCAACGTGGGCGTTGTATTCTAGTGTTGCCTTTTCCTCGTCAGTCTGATTAATGTGCGTGACCACAGGCGTAGCAAATTTTCGGTCATATTCTACGGTAGTTCCACCTAAAGCCATTGCCAACGCCCCTTTTTCAGTGTAGAATTCATATTGAAAATGTTTGATTCATGTAATCTTTCGGTGAGTTCTGAGCTGCCACTCAGAGCTCTTTTTTTACGCCATAGTTTCATCGATCGACGACCTCCAATCCGTTAGTGAACATTTCAAATGGATCATGACCACGCTGCTTAATAACAGCAATTTGCTTATTCGACTTTCCGTAAACGTCCGGCTTGAGTTCTACTACTTTGCCAACACCAGCAGACACCATCTTGATACCTGCGGCATACGTATCTTCGTAACTGACCTTGTCACCAACATTAATTTTCATCTAGCTTTCCCTACTTTCTAAAAAACTCGAACCGGTGTTAACAAATAGTCCACATTAGAATTCGTGATAATAAATGGTTGTAAAGGCGTGTTGAATCCAATTTGTAACGATGGATCTTCAAACTGAACCATCGATGTCAAGGCCTCGCTTAAATAATTGGGACTACAACTCAAGGTAAGTGGCTCTCCTTCAAAGTAATCAACCCCAATCTCTAAGGATTGATTAATGCCAGTGTCTAAAGACTTTCGTGTAATGGAAAGATGGTCCTCGTTTACTTTGATCTCGATAATAGCGTTATATCCTGGACGCATTGATTTAATGGCTGGCAACGCTGTTTTAACAAAGGACTTAGTCACTCTGATATTTGTTGAAAACTTTTTAGCAATCAGTCGATCCACGCTTGGATAATTTACGTCCGGAAAACTAAAGTCTGATAAATCAATGTCCAGATTTATTCCCTTCGGTACGCTATTTCTAACCCGAATCAATCTATGACTATCCGTTACATAAGTGTTTCCATTTTCAAAATGTGCACATTTAAGTACCGGTCGTGTATCTGATACACTTTTAACAACATTCTTGAGCATTCGTTCGACATCGCTATTCATTTTCATTTGCCTTCCTCCGTTCCAAAGAAGTTTTTCCAAAATGGTGCCCATCCGCCAGCACGTACCACTGACTTACGTAGCTGATAACCAGCTGAGGCAATCAACACAATTACTGTTAGCCAGAAGGTTAGGAAGCCAACTAGCAGGTAAACTTCATACATATAACCATTCCTTTCTACCATACGTTATTAGTTACTCACACCATCTACCCGGCTAGGATTTAGTTGTTATATTTCTGGTGATTTAGCAACCATAGATGAACGGCTGGGGCATAATACTTACGTTGACTACCTTCTTGATAGTACGGAAAGCCCTTATCGCGGTAATACTCATCGAATGCATCAACTTTGATTCCGAATTTTTCTGGTAAGTCTTTTCGTTTCAACATCTTTGTTTCAACAATTGGTTGTTTGCGTCCTTCTTCAACCCCCAACTCATAGGCTTGTCTGAACAAGGTGGCTAGTCCTTTTACAAATTCATCCATTTAGAGTCCTCCTTCCAGTTGTATACTTGAGTTATTCCAATTAATCGAGGTGATAAATTATGAATGTGTTCATGGTACAGATACAATTTTGGAGAACACCAGCTTTTTATTTTTCTTTAATTGCTACTTTTTTATCACTATATGCTGCAATTAATACTTGGATATACAGACATAAAAAGCCTATTGTCATTGTTAATTGGGCTAATCAAATAACAAAACAAATAAATTGTTCATTGACACTTTTTAATCCATCTTCAAATGCTATTTCGATTACATCAATTGAATTAGTGCAGTCATCAAAAAGATTTAATAACGCACAATGGCCGGTTAAATTGGTTAGTCAAAAAGTTTCAAAAGTTTTTTCTACAGAATTTCCTATAAATATTCCGAGTTATCAAGCTGCCAATATCGTTACTGCATTTCAATTTCTAGACAACGACATATCCATAAAGTCTAGTTGTGAGTTGAATATTCATTATGGTGATAAAACTCTTTCAAAACGCTATATTCTTCAAAAATTCAATATAGATTTCGAAAAAATGATTATCATTATGGAAAGCAAATTTCACTAATTGGAATAAATAATGCTGAAAATCAAAGAAATAATTGATAATATGACTGCAATAATCGGAAATGTCATGTCTTTGTAGACATTCCAAAACTCTCTAACGCATTGTCTAAAATCTGGACGATATTCGTATCGTTCCTTTTTATTTAGTTTCATGTTAGTTCCTCCTTATGCTGTCTGTTCAACCTTAGGCATGATCCCCTTTGATTCAAGAAATTCATACAGGAAACGTTGGCCTTTTTGCGTCCATTTCATTGTGTTACGAACCTGTTCCAGTCCCTTACTGTCCTTATACGGAAATGGTTCAACATGCGTGTAGCCTAGATTCTGATACTTGGCATACAGCAACCACGTTTTACCTTGCTTGTATTGAATACCTAATTCATGCAACAGCTTGTTAAACTCACGCGTTGAGTAGCCGTAGTTCTTAGCAATTACCGATGTTGTTTCCAATCCTGGATTAGCTAACATCTTATCGGTGTAGTCTGCTTTAGGCTGCATTGCTTTATTTTCAATCTTCAATTGAACATTCTCATTTTGAAGAATGTCATATCCACGTTTGACAACCTCTGCTGGATCATTCCACTTCTTTTCAACATCAATGAAATATTGACGATAAATCCGTCCTTGTGGCGTTTGACTCATAAGCGATAGTTGCTTAGCCATATCCACAGTTAACGCATAGTCTTGAATCTCTCTTTTAGCCCCATTATTAACAAGCGTAGTTCCAGCTACACTTGTAAAATCGACTCCGTTATTGAATAACTTGAAGTTTTGTGTAGCCCATTGGCTAAAACGTGTTTTAACTTCTAACCCTTTATGCAAGTCTCTGGCTGAAACCAATTGTCGATCTTCTTTAACAGTTACCTTAATTAACTCGTCCATAGTTAGTCCTCCTTTTCTTTTGGTCGAATCTGGAAGTCATCAATGATTTTTAAAATCAATTGATTGGCTGCTGGATTTTTCTTTTTACCGCTTAAAACCTCGGCCATATACATGCGCCCTTTTCCATATGTGACGCCAAGACTAGTAATACTAATCTTGTTATCATCCAAGTACTTATTAACTAACTCGCGTCCAGCTAAAAGCTCTGGCATTTTTTAATCCTCCTTTCTTTATGTATGTAAGCCAATTCGTTGAAGTATTTGCTAAATCGCATTGACTTTTTTATGCAAATGTTTTAACATCAAAGCATAGTTAAATAAGCCTAATACAGGTAATCTTTCGTTGGGGAACGGTTTGATTGGCCTTTAGTATTCGCTTGTTTGGTTATCGAATTAGCTTACAGGAATTATGTTAAAGCATTAGTGTAATTTTGTCAACGAATTTTATGCAAATGTTTTAACACGTCTATTCCTGAGAATGTGAGGAATAGCTACATGACACTGTTTGATCAGATTAAATTTTTAGCAGAAAAACAAAAAAAGTCCATAAATGATGTAGAAAAAGAACTAGGATATTCAAAGAACACTCTTTATCGTTTAAAAAAGACCAATCCTAGCGCAAAAAAATTAGAAGAACTTGCTGACTATTTCCATGTATCTACTGATTATTTATTAGGCCGTGTTGATAATCCAACACTCGATGATAAGGAAAAGAAAGTTGACCTTTCCGATGATGATTACATCATGACCTATCAAGGCAAGCCTATTCCCGAGGAGGATATGGAGTATATCAAACGTATCCTAAATGGTGGAAAGGACTGATCGTCTTTGAACATTTACCTCAAGAGATTAATGCAGTATGCATGGGATAATGGCATTTCTTGTGTTTTAACTGACAAAATGAACGAGTACACTCCATCATCAGCTAAACCAGAGAATAAAATAATTCTGATTAATCTTAACTGGTACAATCAATCAGAAATCGTTTTTCAAATGGCTCATGAAATTGGCCATGTGGTCAATTTCATGATGAAGGAGTCTTGTACTATTCTAGTTTTAGCAACAAGTCAAGCTACGAACGAAATGCCAATCTTAAAGCATTAGAAATTCTTATACCAATCTATTTAGACATTATCGGTGATTACACCAGTAGTAGTGTTTCTCCGTTTATGCAAGCTTTCTGCATACCAGATCGATTGGAAAATGACGTAGTTAGCGCGTTTCGAAATAGTATTTCAAATAAATAGATTAAGCCTACGCCAAAAAAATCTGATCGGCGCAAAAAAACACCCAGCCAAAGCTGAGTGTTGGTTACTTCAATCTATGTTGAATGTAGTTCAATGCATCGGAACTTAATCGGAACGGATGAATGTACTCGCCATCAGATAAGTCTACTAAAATTCCACCATCTAACAAAAATTTCAAATCATCTAAGGTAATGTTTGCTTCGTCTAAAAACGCTGATGACATATATCTAGTTTCATCTAGGGCCAATACTTCATCTGGTTTTCTCACCCGATACATTTTGAAAGGAGCTATCAATTTAATCACCTCATGGTCAAACATAAAAGAAGAAACAGACTCAATTTGTCAAATGAACAATTAGTCCAACTAAAAATTTCGATTGACGATCTAATCAATGATGCACAGCGTTATGATCAAGGAAACTTTAACGCTATCAAAAGATCTTCCGTCACTCTTAGAACTCTATTTTACGATACTCATACTCAAAAAAGTCTAGTTGGTCAAATGGGTACTCTGGATATTATCCCGTTTTTATCCTTTTCAGAAATCTCTAGTCAATCTGGCTTTCAGTCTAGCTCAATATTCAATGCTACTTTCCAGTCAATTTCTGCATCTCCTACCAACTATATTGATACTTGGCTTTTTTATCCAGGAAAAAATTTTACACCTAGCCGTCTAAAATTTAAACACTGGTGTCAGTTCCACTTCTAATAACTGGAACTGACACAATGGAACGAAAAGATATTGTCACAATTGTTGCTAATCAGGATGGCGGCGCCCATTTTGATTCAGAGCTTGATCAGAAGTATCAAAATATTAAAGATGGTAGTACTGGTATTAAAGTTAAAGCAGGAAGCCTAACTGGCTATCTGACGACTGGTCATATTGCCTCAGAACCAACATGGATCACTTACCAGGACATGCAATTAAGCTTACTCCGAGAAATCGTGCATGAAACTATTTTAAGCTTAATCGAGTGGTATAAGCTCGATTTACCGTATAATCCCGATTTTGATTACAATTGGCATCGTAAATTGAACAAGTTAGGAATTAATGTTTCAGTTCATTAAATATATTGTACCATACGTCCAAACACTGATAGACGCTAAAAGCTGTAAATATTCCAGGGAGGAATTATTTTGAAAAAAGTTTTATTAGGCACCACACTACTTTCCACTTTGTTTTTATTCTCGTCATCAGCGAACGCTAGTTATTTAAATGGCAATAGTTATGCTGCTGAAGCTACTAGGCACGCAACTGCTAAAAAAAACCGTTCGCGTTTATAAAGTTACGACTGGAAAATATGAGGCCAACAATCACTATACTTTTTATGGATACTTGCATAAAGGATCCAGTGTTAAAAGATCTTCATATCTAATGAGTACCGGTGGCTGGGTTATTAAATCAAGTCACAAATACTACCACAATAAACGCACATTTTTCTTGGTAGCTAAGGGAAACTGGTATTACAAGTAACTAGGAAAACAAAAAAGCATCTCCTCCCGTTAGGAAGTATGATGCGCGCTGACCAAATACTGATGTCGTTAAAAGCTGAAACTTACACAGGAGAAGAATATGCGTTTGAAACACAAATTTATCATTGCTGGGCTCACTATTGCCCTTTTAGGCCTATCTCAAGTCCCTACGCAAGCAAGCGCTAAGACTTGGCACTATACGGAAGCATCATCCAACTCGTTCTCGAAAAAGAAGTTTAACAAGGCGTTTATATACGGATACCATGAATACACTAATCTTTATAAAACTGTGTCGAGCGCGAAAAAACAGGAACCAGATACTATAAAAATAATAACAACTTCTAAATATTTCACTGCTAAAAAAACATCTAGCAATAAGGTTTACGAGGTAATTTATAGTGGCAATCATTACTTCATGAACACGAGTGACACTCGCCTTTACCGCTATAATACGTGGCGGAGTGGTCACAAATTAATCTCTACAGTTAAACCAACGCAAAAGAATAAGGTTGTTCTCAAGGCACACACTCACTTCCGCAGATCTCAGCATTGGCTATATAAACATATCAACAATAATATTAGTTCTTATACTTGGTATAGACTGTCGAAAAAGGGAAATTGGTACGTTGACCACTCTAAGTAATTTTAATTAAAGAATGAATCCCCTCTGTTAGGAATAGGATACACGCTGACCGAATACTGATGTCATTGAAAGCTGTAACAAAACTCTGAGGTATTA